TGTGTTAACTAGGCTACAGTTAATCGTGCTAAGTAAAGTGCTAGTGTTAGCTTTGCGGAAACGAACAGATACACTCACAGACGACGGTGATAAGTCATACGGGCTATCAGTAGACTCATCAGTAAGCGTGAGGATAATTACTGGTTTAGAGTCACCTTTAACAAGTCTAATTGTATCTGCCATATTTCACCTCACGCAAATCTTTGGTTCTGTACACGCATAGAGCCTCTGCCTGTACCTAAGTTAGCTCTAGCCCTGCGCTCTGATAGTTTGTAAGCAAACTGTTTTGCGTGGTATGACGCTAGCTCTCTATCACTCCATGTGCGATCTGGTAACACCAAAAGATGCTGCAACGCCCCGTGCATAATTACATTTTCTAAATCATCTAATGGTGTCTGATCCATCTCGTAGGCTGTGCGTAGGGGCTTAAGAGCTACAATCATACGTACATCATAAACAACATTAGCGTCCGGTATTGGTGCTACAGCAAAATGATCTGGGTCTATAGATGTTATATATCTAGGAGTAGAGTGCTCATCTGACGACACATACGGCCACTTGGGGTATATATCGTGCAGCTGCTCTAAAGAAATTGGGGTTAATTTTTCCCCATTTACTGTAGCAGTTAAGATAGCATGCACCTCAGAAAAATCTGGTGGGTCATACGCATAATCATGCCCGCCTGGGTTAAGTCGTATCTGAGGTTGCTCATAGCGCCACGCTAGGGTGCGCTCACACGCCTCTATGGCTGCATCTCGTACATACTGCTCTACAACTACGTTAGGGGCACCAGGGACGCTTGGAGCGAGCCTAGTGACGATTTCTCTAAAAGCACGGTTTGGCATTATACAACATCCTCCCTCTCAAGTCCGCCACTCTCAGGATCAGTAATCGCACGAGACTGTGCGGCAACACCTAAGGCCTGAGTAAAGGATTGCTGGAACAACTGTGCACGTTGAGAGTTTACATGCTCGTTATCAACAGACTCTGCTATAAACACTGTAGCATCAATCACCACAGGGAAATAGGCATCCGGTAGTAAAGCAACAGTTTGAGTGCCTGTATATACAGCAGGGGTCTTAGAATACGCCCCGATTAATCTCTGATTATCGGGGGCTTTAGGGTATATAAAAAATTTATTTGGGTTACGGACATGCCGCATAAAGTTTACAGTAGCTCCTGCTGGGTCATTCATCCATGTTGGGTATGCTTGATCCAGAGCTTCACGGTTTGTTTCAATAATCCCAGCCCCGTCTTTTACAGAGTAGATTTCGATCAAACGTATAGAATCAGCTGGGGCTGATTGCACAACAGAATTAAACGTACAGGGTATTTCTTCGATGGAAGCAAAAAGATCAGGGCGCAATACAGCTATACGTTTTAGGGCTTGGTTAGCGAAGCCCAACAATACATCATCACTATAACGATACGGTATATTCGTATCCTGTATGATGCGCCTAACCTCTGTGATTACATCATCTAAGATCATTCTTTAGCCCACGCTTCGTTTTCTGGTGTGTCTGGATCATCAGACATAAAATGCCCGTTATCATCACGCGCACGAACCAATCCTCTAGTCGCTTCATCTGCAAGCTCTGGCGGAGTAGTATCTGGCTCCTCAGGCACTTCAGTTTCCAAAGATACTTTAGACTTGCGCCCTTTTTGTTTCTTTGGGATAAATTTCTCTGGGAACGCCTGTTCCTCAGTGACTTCAACAGTCTTAGGGTTATCAGCTAAGATTTCATCCCACTCGTAAATTTCACCGTCAGTTATATTTTTAAGCCATCGTCCACTCATAATAGTCTCCTTACGCTTTCCAGTTAACTCGTTTAGACGAGCCTTTTTTCTTCATTGCGGCCTTCGCTGCTGCAGTTTTACACTGCGCCATAGTCGGGCGGCACGCAGGGTATCCCCTCTTACTATCACTTTTTGACCCACTTCGTCCACAAGGTTTACCTGTCTTGCAGTCAACCCAGCCTTTGCCGTTGTTCTGGCCAAACCATTTTCGTAGGGATGCACCCTTCTTACTTTTTCTTACTGCCACTTTTATTACCCCAGTTTGCGGCACCTACTTTCCTACATTTAGCCAAAGCGCCCGATGCGTACGCGCTGGGCCAAACTGAATAGCGGGCCTTTACTTTATAATAACAAGCGTCTTTTTTAGCTTTTGCTTTTGGAGCTGCCATTTTATCACCACTTCTTACAAGACCAGTAACGAGCGGTCATTTTCGAGGGGGGTCTGCTATCACACCCATGCCTCGCACGAAAATTCTTACGCCGTCCTGGCTGATCTTTTTTAATAGTCATATTAGCATCGCCGAAGCGAATAATTTTTTCTTTACCGTTTTGGCACGCTTTAACCACAAACTTTTTACCGCCAGAAACTTGACGTTTCGGTTTGTTGCAGGCCATCTTGGACTTATCAATTTTTGCCATTATGCTTTAGCCTTTTTCTGTGCCGTAGCGCTTAATTCTTTTAGATGAAATAAACGTTTACTGTTTTTGCCATGTGTTTTCCCAGAATGTAGCTGGCCATTAGGCATCTTATGTGAATCGCCTTTATACTCAGTCCCATCACGAAAATAGTGTTTCATATTTTTAGCCACATGTACCTCCTAGGTAGAGGAGGGGGCCGAAGCCCCCAACTCACTTTAGTTTATGAACAATCAACCATAACAGCTGTAAGTTTCATAACTGCTGTATCAGCGGCGTTGACTGTAACAACGTCGATTGTATCAGCAGCAGTGTAATACTTACCCTGCTCAAAGGCGTCAGTTCCGGCGACAGAGATATATGCTGCAGTAGCATTACCATTTACGCCGTCAAGGTAGCCATCTGGGTTATCGCCATCACCAACATCAAGTGTAAGTGTTCCGCCCTCAGCAGTAGTAACCTCAAGCGCCACATGTGTAACCAAGGTTTTTGCTGGAACTTTAATAACTTCCAAGATGTCAGCTGCACCCAATGCAGTCAAACCAGCTGCGGCGCGAGCCGTAGTGATTGCTGCAAAGTCCAGATCTACAGTTATGGATGAAACTCGGTTAATACCTGCAGCTACGTGCGCGGCACCAGTACCTAAGTTATATCCTTTACCATCGTTATAAGTAGCCATTATCAAGCCCTCCTATTAAAGCGTTACGATAGCAGTTGAGAGCGCTTCAGGCTTCACCACTTTGTAACCATATACTTGCAGGCCACGAATGATGTTACCAAAAGTTGTCTCAGACCGGATGGTTTCCATGTTTGTCATCTGTGATGCAAACGTAAAGCCCATCTTATGACCACCAAGTACGCTAAACTCACCGCCTGAAGTTTTCTTCAGATTGTGAGACACGTAAAGGGTGAAACGATCAATCATGCCGAGGCGACCATTCCGTAGAGGGGATGATCCATCGCCAGTGATAGATGCGTCTTTAAGGTCAGACTGCTTGATATAGCCAGCCATCTTGGCAGGGATAACCATGAAGCGATCCTGCTCAGGAGCATTAGCTTCGTCAAGTACGGTACCCATGTTGATGATGGTATCAATGACGTTAGAGCTTGTGATAGCAACAGGAGTACCTGCTACACCCAAGTTGATGTCGCCAGAGATGCGGCCAGCTGATGAGCCTTTGTTGTTTGCGCCAACGTCAGGCAACAGGTCTGTCAGAACACGCTCGTCGATCTTGATCTTCATACGCTCAGAAGCGTCTTTAGACCACTGATCCATCAATGCGATGTCAGACTGAACCTGATCAACATCGTCTTCAACACAAGCGAAGTATTCGCCTTTGTCAATTACGAGCTGCAGCTTCGCTTTGTCAGGGTTTTCGACTGCAAGAGTCTGGCCCTTAACGTAGGTTTTGATGGTGATCTCTGGAGTTGTACGGATATTAACCGTGTCACCCATGTTACGGATTTCACCTTCGTAGTCAGTGTTAGAGATTGCGGATAGGACAGTCGCATCGTAGAAGTTCTCGATGAGCTTGCCCGACCAAATCTCGGGGATAAAGTTGCCCGTGTAGTCCGGACGACCTGAAGATACTGCAAAAGCCATGTTAGCCTCCTATAAGTTATGCAGTGACAATTCGACCTTCTCTCTGTGCTGAGAAAATGTCGCGTTCTATTCGGCCACGTTCTTCTTCCCGACCTTTGTACTTACCTTTACGTACAGCATCAAAGAAACCTTCGATATCTGCTGGTGAGTATGTTTGGCCTTCAGATGGCATAGTATTAGTCCCTGAACGACCTCGCCCTGGGGATACTTGCTTCTCTAATTGGTCAGAAGGAACCTTCCGATTGGTTTGAGCAACTGGGGTACCGTTGGCCTCCTGCCATGACCTAAAGAACTGCGCCACACGATTAGAATCTAGATTCTGCTGAGCATCTTCTAGATATGTCTGGCGAGAAATACCTGTAAGTGGGTCAACATCTAACAGCCAAGATTGAAAATCTCCGTTGTTATTGATGTCCTGCCATTCAGGTATGATAGTGGAAAGCCTAGCCCAAAACGTCTGAGTTGCTGATTCGGCCTGTGCGTGCGAGATTTGATTCATCTGCGGTACCACGCTGGTCTGCATCTGCATTACCTGTTGCTCTAACTGAGACACACGATTATTGGCTTGCGCCACTTCTTCTCGTGCTGCACGCCGCATAACATCAATAGAATCGCCGTACTCCTGAACATCTTTATCTGTAATCAACGGATCACTAGACTCGGGCTGTGCAGCAGGTTGGTTATTCAATGAGCTAAGTAGCTGCTCCATTTGAGTAACACGGGATGATAACTCTCGGTTCTCCGCTTTCATACGAGGAACTTCTGCATTATACATACCCTGCAGTGTTTTGTACTTTTGTTCCCAAGAATCCTTGGTTTGGTTGTCTGATTCACCGTGCTCTTTGGCTACAGACTGAGGTGCTTGTTCTTCTACACTGTCGGCTACAACTTCCTGTACAGGCTGCCCACCGTCGTTAGCTGCGGCCTCGGGTGCATCACCCTGTGCCTCAACCTCTCCGTTAAGTTCCTTGTATAGTTCTTGTACTGCCTCAGATTGCATTTGAACTTGCTTTGGTATTGCCATGTTGGACGCTCCTATCGGTGTGCGTAATTATCAGCTGTCATTATGACTTTGCCGCTATTTCAGGGGACTCATTCACGAACTTAGAAAGCTCTGTAAGAACCTGACACCGCCCCTGTGCGAGTGCCACGCTCTGTGATGCGACGCTAGGTAGCTGCTCTAGCTCATGTTGACGCCATTCCGCTAGCCAGTCAGCTAGTGCCGGATATTGGTTCACACATGCGGCTAGTGCCTTAGTAACTTCAGGAGTAGGCCGGATCATCCTGCTGCTCCTGTGTCGCGGTTACTAACTGTGTTCGCATCCTGCCCACCTTTAGGGGTTCCGTCAGGCAATGTCGGTGTGCCGCCGCCAGCAGGCTGTTCGGCCTTAGCGGCCTCCAACTGCATTTTAGCTGACATACGAGTCATATAGCCTTCCTTCTCCCTAGACGGAATGATGTCGTCCACAGGCATTTGCAACCCTTTAGCCACTTCACGAAGAATCGCTGAGCGGCCTTCTTTACCAACGATTTCCATGTCGATTTCGTTGGCGGTTGCATTAAGAAATTCAAGACGGCGGATGTTAACAGTCTCTTTAACTGCAAGGTTGATCGAGCCTTTTGGCATGATCTCAACATCGCCTTTAATAGTTTCGTCTTCGTCATACCGCATATTATAAACAAACTGGCGGTGAACGATTGGTTTGATCACATCACTGTCGATGTGCATAACAACTTGTCGGATACCTTTACCGGCTGCACCCATAAGCATAGATAAGCCAGACGAAGTACGTCCCGCCCCCTGGACGTTAAGGTCGCCATACACGTAGGAAGGTATTCCTGAATGATCGTCGGCTAACTTACTAAACTTATCGTATACGCCTAGTAGTGTGTTTGCGTTGTCATCAGGCTGTGTAAACCTAACTGCAGGAGCGCTTGACCCCAGCGGGTCATTCATTACTTGCCAGATTTTCCACGGATGAAGTTGAGTGATGTCTTCATTCGGCGGGATACGCTCAAGATTAACCTCAACTTGAGGCCCACTAGAGATACCCATATTGTTAACCAAAGCACGCGCAGCCGCGTTACAGACGTTTTGTATATCTTCGATAATTTCTGGTATGCCGCTGCCCCAAAATGCTCCAGGGCGTTTAATAAACGATGTTTTAGCATAAGGCTTCTCTCCTAGTGGGTCATAGTTAAGGATGGCCTTGATAACATAATTACCTACAATCCAAACATTTGCGTCGTATTCACGGTGCTTATCTTCAATTTCTTCTTCGTCGAGACCCCACTCAAGAAGCATCTTGCCGGTTACTTTACCCCAAAACTCTAGGGCATCAAATGTCTCGGTAGGTTTATTGAACGTATGGAACTTACGTTCTTCTTCGTCTTTAGTTAACTCAACATCTTCATTGATCCAGCTTGAGCCGTTGCCAATGTCCAGTACCTTGCGTATAGCATCGTCATCGTACCCAGGTACGCCAACAAGATCAGCTAGCTCCGTACGGCTTAGTGGGTGATGCTATTAAATATACCCCTCG